TTCAACGGCATCATTCACGGTATCCATTGTAATAATAGTACCGTCTTTAAAATTAGTCGGGATAACTTCCGCATCAATACCACCATCAGTTTTAATCTTGATGATTTTACGTTGACCTTCATAGCCAGCAGGTAAAACCATTTGATTCTTCTGAGCAGTAGCAGTGTGAACGCCTGTTCCTGCATCAGTGATTGCAACACTTGCTCCACCACGAGTTAAACTTAATCGGCATCGGTTAGTATCTGAATCAACAGCATAATAATCAGTTGCCGCAAGTAAACCTGCTGGAAGAGTTGTCGCTGTCGATACGCGAATCTTAACTCCATCAGTAATGGTGTCATTGGCAAAAGTAATATAACTGCTTGCCGTTGCGCTTGTTGTGAACGTGTCAGTTTCGTTTGCCGCACTCGTTACGATGTTTGTGAATAAAAGCTCGTTACTGATCTCATGATACAAAGTAGAACTGGTGATTGTTTGAATCCCCATATTCTGAACTTCTTCTGAGGCAAATTGAATTGCAGTTGCAGAGAATGTATCAGTTGATTTAGCAGAAACTCTTAACTTCTTAATTCCTGTACCTGCTCCGGTTGTAGCTAGAATTAAATCTCCGACAGTCATGCGCGCTTCGTTAAAATAATCAGTCACGCCTAAGTTGTCGTAACTCTCATTGTAGTAGAACCAGATAGCAGGGACTACTCCGGCTTTCACGTTGTTTGCAACAATCGTTAAATTTTGTTTATTAAAAGCCATGTTATACCCCCTATGCTACTGTAGCGCCAGAGTTAGATATTAATTGCCATTTTGCATCAGCATAAATCAATTCAACAACATCATTGATATCGTTAAAAGTAATTGTTGTGCCGTCTTTAAAATTGGTAACAGTTAATGTGCCGTCTCCACCGTCAGTTTTCATTTTAATTACTTTGCGTTGTCCTTCAAAAGAACCAGCCGCTAAAGTTAAAGCGTTAGCGCCAGTTGTAACCAATAAGGTTGTTTCGTTAGTCACGTCTACTGCACCAGCTCCAGTTAAAGTTTGAACACCACCTAAAGTAAGTGAAGTTACAGAAGTTGCAACAACAGTTGCCGCACCGTCAGTGATAGCAGAAACACGGTAGCGAATAGAGCTTGTGAATGCCGCTACTAAAACTTCAATTTGGTCGCCAACATTAAGACGTTTATCTGTAAAGAAACCAGAAGTCGTTACAGTGTCAGATGCTTCATTCCAATACAACCATAGGCTAGGTACTACACCAGCTTTAGCGTTGTTTGCAATGATTGTTAAATTTTCTCTATTAAAAGCCATGATTCACTCCTTTATGGGGTAACAGTCGTTAAGTTAGCTAACGTGATAACCCCTGCGCTTACGCTTGCTTTAGTAAATGTCAAAACAGTTGAATCACCTTTGAGTGACATAATCACATCGCCAGTATTGATTCTGTTGTCGTCCATATAACCAGCAGTCGTTACAGTGTCGTCGTCTGCATTATGATAAAACCATAATGAAGGTGTTTCGCCCGCTTTTGCGTTGTTCCCGATGATTGTTAATTTACTTCTATCGAATGCCATATAGTCCCCTTTATTTTAAGGGGGGCCGTTAAGCCCCCCATTTAACGATTAAGGATTATCGTCAGAATTGATTGCGACCATTCCGTCTGCATCAATTACAACTGCACCTGCGCTGTAAACACAACCAATTTGCCATGCTAACTTCTCAGCAATCCAATCAACCATAGTTTTCATGTCTTTGCCGATAGCTAAACCAACAGCTTGTTTGTGGTAAGCGAAAGCGTATTGTTCAACACCTGCGTTACGAGGCAATCCACCTTCTGTTCGAGAACCGATAGTGATGAATTTGAAACCGTAGAAGGTATCAATATCGCCAGCTACCAGAGCTTTTACAGTGTTGAAGTCAGATGAAGTTACAGTCGTAGAACTTAAGAATTGTTCTTTTTGTTTAGGTGTATAGATTAAATAACGGTCTTCTGAGGGTACGTTGTTTTCGTCTAACATTTGAGCGGCACTTGCAACTAGAGTTAAAGAGAAAGCGGCTGCACCGTTACCAACTGTATTACCACCAACGATAGCGGCTTCCAATGCGTCGATGATAAGTTGATCTTCACGACGACCGATAGCTTTTGCAGTAGATTCAGCAATGATTTTTTTGTCATCAAAGTTAATCTTTTCGATGTCCATGATATCTTCATAGTCGAAAGCATCCCAATCGCTCAAAGTTGCAGTCACTTTGTCTCGGCTTGCGTTCATTGCCACAACGTCGTTTCCACGATTATGTTGAGTAGCAACACCAGCGCCAGCGGTTGGAAAACGGTGAGTAGAACCTACAACACCAGTTTTTACACGAACTGTTTCACGAAGTGATTTTGTTCCTTGATATGCTAATTTTACTTCTGAGTCGAATGAGTCAATAAATACGTTTGATACTTGCTGTGACATTTTAAACCTCCATAAAAAATTATAAACTTCTTGCTAATGAAGCCTATGCCTTTAAATGGGGTCGTTTATCACGAGTAGCCCTAGCACTGGGATTAGTTGCCAAATACTATCAACTACAAACTAAAAGTCAATTAAAATGACGCATCCATCAAGCGACCAGTTCTTCCGGCCTTCGCTCGTAAATATGTGATTTCTTGTCTTCGTGAGTCAGTAGTTTTTTGGTCTAAGTATTCTCGTTTTAACTCCGCATCGGGTGGTAAACCAGACACATTGCTGACACTGTGAGGAATATTCCCACCACCAGCAAATTCTTTAATCTGATAAACAGCATCGATAGCTTCTGCACCTTGTGACTCCATCCACTCTAAAAGTAAATTCTTGGTCTTAGCAGTGAATACAGGTGAGGTCTCAATGAATACTTTAGTTTCACGAATAATATTATCAGCGTTAGAACCGAGCTTTTGTTTTTGCTCGTCTACCCACTTACCTTTTTCTACATACTTTTCCTCTTTAGTTTTTGTGTCGATAACATTAGTCGCTTCCAATACCCTGAGGAATACAGCAGTAATGTCCTCACCTTGGCGTTTAGTTAATCCGCTTTCGTAATATTGTTTAGCAAGTGCGCTTTGAATTTCTTTAATCTCACCAGCACTAGGTGCAGATGGATCAAAGAACTTTTCATACTTTTTATCTGGTGGTGCGTAGTCTAAGAAATAATCATCAGCTTTTTCTGGGGCTTTCCCATCAGATACCTTGCGACGTAAATCTAGGATACGCTTTTCATAGTTCTCTTCTTTTTTCTTTAAGTCACTAAAAAATTCTTTAGCGCCATTCTGATTAAACTTACCGTCCTCAGTATAAAGACGTTTGTCAAAGTCATACTCAGGCTTTGGGTCTACCGGAGTACCGCTAACAGGCTCAGTTATTTTTGGCTCTACTGGCTCTACTGGAGTTGGTGTATTTATTAAACTAGCTGGCTCTGCTGGAGCTGGAGTTGCTTGAGTTTCTTCTGGCATGATTTACCCCTTTTTCTTTTTTGATATATTTATTGCGCTCATAGCGTTTAGTTGCTTGTAATATTCTTGGACTGCCTTACATACAGTCGGCATATCTGACTCTTCTATTTTGTTTCTTTGAATTGAATTGATAAGTTTTGATAATTCCGTATACATTATTTTCCCCCTCTCTTTGCTTTGTCTAATACTCCTCGAATATGGTCTACCAGTTGTTGTTGTCCGGCCTTTGCATAGGTTGCATTAACATTCTCAAAGTTCGGATAATTAAAGTGTGAATAGGTATCAAGATAATCGATAACCTTTTGGCCTATCTCATTATCAAAGACTGTTAAGAAAGCTCGCTGTATGTCAGCTTGCTTCTCATTCATTCTTTGCAATCGTTCTTCTATCTCTTTTTTAGAATGCTCTAGTTGCATCTTTCTCCGCTACTCTGGCATTTGCTTTGCCCATTTCGATAGCATTATTCGCTTCAATCTGACCTTGCATTGCTTGTTGTTGTGCGGCTTGAGCTTGTTGTTGTTGCTCCTCACCACGGGCTTTAATCTCATCGCTATCAAAAATAAATTGGTTAGGTACTCCAAGTAAGTCCATAAGGTATGGGCCCATTTGATCTAACTTGAGAGTATTGTTTAATGAACGTCCAGTGGGGTCAATCTGAATGAGTAAGCTTGCGGCCGCCATGATTGATTGTGCCTCGTTAGCTTTTAATTGTTTAGCGACAGGAGAATTGATTTTAACTTTGTAAATCATTCCATTGATTTCAGCGGCATCAAAACCTGTACCATCTTTATCTTTAGCTTTGATAATCTTATTCGTAATCATTACATCGAATATCCTTCTAACCATATCAATTTGAAATAAAATAAGACGACCGAATACTGAGTTTAAGTTCTTTTTAAGTTCAAGCATTCTTTGATTAACTTCGGTTGCTGTAAGTTGTCGATTGCCTTCGTTCGGTAAAGTGTTTCCTAACGTCGCTCGCTTAATATCCATTTGTAATTCTTGAACTTTATATTGCTCTAAGTTCGGATTAGTGGCAGTCAATTGTAATGGGGTAATTGAAGTCTGAGAGTTAGGAACTACGTTAAGGGCAAACGGGGTCATATCTAACTGCTCAACATCGAGCATTGCATCTTCTTGAACCAATAACGGTGGCAAGTTGTAGGCAAGGGCTCTGAGTGAATACCACTTAATCATATTTAAAGTCTTAATGTCATTAAGTGCCGCAATACCGGGGCCACGTCCGTATGGCTCACCTGCCGCTTTGTTCCAACGTAAAACTACGAATGGGTTGGTCTTGTATTCTCTTTTAAGTAATTCTGATTTGTTTGTTAAATCAATAACCAAGTAAACCCATTGGTTAATATCTTTATCCCAATAAGTACATTCCAAAATCTGCATGTCCTTATCGCCTTCGTTATCTTTAATCTCCATCTTTGAAAGTTCACGCCACATTTGAGGAATGTTTTCACGTTTCATTGTGAATTCTCTAAACACCCAACTAACATTTCCATCGTTACCTTCTTCAATCGAATATTCAGTTAATGGGATTGTTTTGTAGTTTACTGGTTGATAAATAGAATCCCCGGGCATGATTAACATGCAAGCAGTTCCAGCAAATAAGTCATAACAAAATTCACTGAATGCTATGTCGAAGTTACTTAGGTTCTTGTATTCGTTTGCTTTCTCACATATCTTCTTTAATTCTTTGTTAACATCTTCTCTTTTGTCTTCTGGAAACAATACACCTGCCTCAACATCAATCCATTTTGAAAGTGGTGGGCAAAGCAAGTCTTGCATAGTATTAACAAATTCATTTGCCGCTTGCTCACCAGCAGATGAATAAAGTTCACTACGTCTATCTTGATAGTTAGGGTCGTTATTACTTCCACTAGCAACCTTTTGAAAGTTGTCTCGTGAAGGCATTGCATATTCAAAGACTTCTTTATAAACAGAGTTCCAAGTCGACTTAGTGCTTTGTGCGCTTGTGTGCTTAGAACAAATTTGTGCGATTGAGTATTTCATCCGAGTAATGTTGCTCCAGCAGGAGCGCCAACAGAACTTGTGCCACTCAATGAATAATTATCGCCTGCACCTAGTAACTGTTTGCGCTGTCTGTTAATACCTTCTTTTCGTTTAGCCATTGCTAAATCGTTTTGCTTTTTAATTTCTGCCGCTTGGATTTCTTGTTGTCGTTTTAATTCGTTAGCTTGATTTTGTTTTGATTTCTCAGATTCAATAGCTCCCATGACATTAGACACTGTACTGCCAATCGTTCCAATTGCGCCTGCGTTTGCCAAAGCAAATGAGCCAACAGTACCAACAGCACCAGCGGCCGCTCCTGCGGCTCCTGCTATTGCGCTTCCAATTGCTAACGCTGTACCTAATGCCATTTTATTTCCTTTGTCACTGCATCTACTTCGTAACCAAACATTTGCAGAACCCTAATAAATTTTGGGTCTTTATACCCCATGTTTGCACCAATCTTAACCGATACACATTTCTTTTCAACAGCAATTCTTTCGGCCTCATCAAGATATCTTTTGAACAACTTTAAACTGCCACGATGTTCTTTGCGAATATAAAATAGCATCTCGCCCATCATTAAGTTACCTTTCATGTC